ACAGCAACGCAGTCAGCGACAGCAACGCAGTCCGCTCCAGCAACGCAGTCCGCTCCAGCAACGCAGTCCGCGACAGCAACGCAGTCAGCTACAGCAACGCAGTCAGCGACAGCAACGCAGTCCGCTCCAGCAACGCAGTCAGCTCCAGCAACGCAGTCCGCTCCAGCAACGCAGTCCGCTCCAGCAACGCAGTCAGCGACAGCAACGCAGTCCGCTCCAGCAACGCAGTCAGCGACAGCAACGCAGTCAGCTACAGCAACGCAGTCAGCTACAGCAACGCAGTCAGCGACAGCAACGCAGTCAGCGACAGCAACGCAGTCCGCTCCAGCAACGCAGTCCGCTCCAGCAACGCAGTCCGCTCCAGCAACGCAGTCAGCTACAGTTTTGGAGTCGCGAATTCCAATGGTGTCGACCATGCGCTCTTTATTGCTGATAAAAAAGTAGAATACACTATTTTTGGGAAGCCGGTAAGCGAATCAAGGTGGAATTCTGTCCATAATATGTTGTTTCGGCTGCTCGATGGATGGAAACCGCAACCGCACAATATATTCTCGTTGTACAAAAAATACGGCTCTGATTGGAAGCTCACTCCCATTCATTTGTCGCAAAACACGGACGAGGTAGAGGCATGGTCTGACATGCCCAAAGCGGCAGTGGATTATGTCCGCTCACTCCCCGAATTTGATGCCGAAATGTTTGAAAAAATCACCGGCATCAAACACGTGAAAACGTCTTTCAAGCGCGACTCAAACGGTCGCTTTTGCAAATAAACAAAAAGGACAGAAAAAAAATGGAAAACAACGAAATGAACGAAACCACCCAAAACGAAACCACCGAAGTAGAAGAACTGAGTCAATTTTTTGACGAAACTGAATTTTTGGAGCAGGAAATTATACCCAGACTAAAGGAACTTCAGAGGCTTTGTCGTTCTCGCGAAATTCCGTTCATGGCGGCGGCTTGTTACGCGTCGAAAGAAATGGAAAATGGTAGTGTTGAACAAAAAATATCACACGCCGTATACTTCAACGGGGAACGGGTGCCCGATAAGTTTTCCGTCGCCGATCTGATTCTCGAAGAAAAATTGAATCGCGGAGCCCTTCTCGGCGTAATTATGCGGATGCTGTAGCTCACATTTAACCACAAGGGAAAATATGCAAATCACAAAAGGAAAACTTACATCGCCACAGAAAGTGGTGGTCTACGGGGTCGAAGGGATCGGCAAGACCACGCTTGCTGCGGGATTTCCTAATCCCGTCTTCATGGACGTGGAAGGATCATCGGGGCATCTTGACGTGTCTCGCATCGACGCCCCCACCGGATGGCGCATGTTGTTAGCCGAACTCGATGAGTTTGTCAAATCCAATCAGGGATTTGATACTTTGGTGGTCGACTCAGCGGACTGGACGGAAGCTCTTGCCAAAAGGGAAATTTGCGAAGCCGCGAAAGTTGCCGCTATTGGGGATGTGTCGTATGGTGTCCTGTATCAGCGCCTGGCCGGGCAGTGGGGCGTTTTTCTCGGGAAACTTACCGAGATCTCCAAGCACATGAACGTGGTGCTGACTTGCCACGCACAACTCTATAAATTCGAACAACCGGACGAGATCGGGCAGTATGACCGCTGGACACTGAAGCTGCAGGCAAGCTTTAAAGTTGATTTGTGCGCCATGACCAAGGAATGGGCGGACATGCTGCTTTTCTGCAACTTCAAGACCTTTGTAGTCAAAACCGATACGAAGGCCAAAGCGCAGGGAGGGGAACGGGTAATGTATGCATCTCACCACCCGGCATGGGACGCCAAGAATCGCCACGGGTTACCGGACGAAATGCCGCTGGAATTTGCTGCTATCGCACATTGCATTCCGACGATACACGAGACAAAAAAACAGCAGGAACAGAAGCCCGCCGAGCAAGAAACAAGTAAAAAAGAACCGGCCAAAGAGGACGTCCAAAAGGCCGATCAATCGCAGCAAAACAAGGAGGCAAAAATAGATGAATCGGCGTTCAATCATCAGGTTTACGACCTGATGATTATTAACGGAATCACCGATGACGAAATGAACGCCTATCTCTATCGAAAAGGCTTTTTCAAAGTCAATGGCATGACCTATCACAATCTCGGCGCTGATGTGGTAGGTCAGATGGTGATGCCACAGAACTGGGAGCGGGTTATCAACAATATCAACGAAAATCGCGCAAAATAAGGAGAAACGACCATGGGCAGCGTGATCAATTATGACTGGAATTCCACCATTACCAACGACGGAGAGGATTACACTCTCCTTCCGGAAGGAAAAGCTGAATTTGAGGTGATTTCATACGAGAGGGGGATGGACAACAAAAACAAGTGCTCTAGAGTCGAGCTAAAATTACGAGTGTGGAATGAGAATGGAAGCACCATAGCCAAGTGCAACATCTCCTTGAACTCGAATTTCGAGTGGAAACTGAGCTCGTTTTTCCGTTCAATAGGGCTCAAGAAACATGGCGAGCCGTTCAAAATGGATTTTCCGTCGACGCCGGGAAGAAAGGGCTGGTGTGAAATTACCGTAGTTGAAATTGAAAGCACAAAAAAACCGGGGGAAAAATTTTCGATCAACAATATCGAAAAATTCCTTGATCCGCCGGAACAGAAAGAAAGCGAAAACATGAAATTCTAATTCGTCTTCCATCCCCCCCCCCATACGCCGTAGGGCTGGCAGCCGGGAAAGACCGGCATTCCTAAAAAAAGGAGCCATCATGTCGAATATTGTGTTGGTTGAAGTTAAAACCGGAGTTACCGCCATTGAACAGATTACCGATCCTTCCGTCTTATCCGATCTCATGGACCAGTGGCAAAACATCAAAGCTATCGGTGCCGCGCTGGAAAAGAAGATCAAGACGATTATCGGAGAATCATCGGAATGCGGAAATTACTATTTTGCCGAAAAGCCGGGAACGCGCGAATTTATCGATGACGAAGCAGCCATAGCGCTGGCATCGGGAATTATCAAGGAAGACCGCATTTCGGCTTGCCGAAAGTTAAATCTCACCGAACTGGAAGATGCTTTTATCGAAGCGGCGCAATTGCGTACCGGATGCACCAAGAAAGAGGCCAAGGACGAATTCGCTTCTCGTTTTGCGCCGGTCGTCGTCCAGAAAACCAAAAAAGAGCTGACGCGGCACAAGGCCGGATTACAGGAAACGCTTAACGCCGCGGCTATTGATCCGAGGTTCTAATCATGGAATTGCGTCCTTACCAAAACGCAGCCATATCGGCCATCAATACCAAGTGGGGAGAGTTTCGTCGCCTACTTGCCGTACTTCCTACAGGGACAGGGAAAACCATCGTTTTCGCCAACCTGACGGCCCAGAAAGCGGCGTCCGGCAAGCGGTCCCTGATTCTGGCGCATCGAGAAGAATTACTGGAGCAGGCTCGGGATAAGCTGTATCGCTCGACCGGTTTAATTGCTAATTTGGAAAAAGCCGAATCAACCATTATCGGAAATCTGTTCGCGGATGGCAACCTGGTAACGGTCGGTTCCGTGCAGACCATGATGCGGCAAAAACGGCTGGATGGATTCGGCCGCGATTACTTCGATTATATCATCGTCGACGAAGCGCATCACGCGCTCAGCGACAGCTACCGGGCAGTATTGGACTATTTTGATAAAGCCAGGGTACTGGGGGTAACCGCGACCCCGGACCGAGGCGATAAACGCAATCTCGGAGAATACTTCGAAGATATCGCCTATGAATACCCATTGCACCAGGCAATTAGTGATGGGTATCTGTCGCGTATATCGGCCGAAACTATTCCATTACACATCGATTTGTCGGGTTGCAAGAAAGTAGCGGGTGACTATAGCGCCGATGATTTGGGGAATGCTCTATCCCCTTACCTTGATTCGATTGCATCGGAAATGGCGAAAAGGGTTTCGTCGCGAAAAGTATTGGTATTTTTGCCGTTGGTAGCAACCAGCAAAACTATGACCGAGTTGCTGAATAGTTATGGCTTCCGCGCTTGCCATATCGACGGTAATAGCCCGGAACGTAAAGAGATTCTGTCCGATTTCCATGCCAATCGATACAACGCGTTGTGTAATTCTATGTTGCTAACGGAAGGATTCGACGAGCCGGATGTGGATTGCATTGTTTGTCTCAGACCAACCAAAGTTAGGGCGTTGTATGCGCAGATTGTTGGACGCGGCACCAGGATATCGCCGGGCAAACAAGATTGCCTGGTGTTGGATTTTTTGTGGCATACGGCACAACACGACCTGATTCATCCGGCCCACCTGATAGCCAAAACCGAAGAGATTGCCGAAGCAATGACAATCAAGATTGAGGCGGCTCAGAGTTGTCTCGATCTTGAAGAAGTCGAACGGGAAGTAAACGAGGACGCCCGGCGACAGCGCGAAGAGGCATTGGCGAAACAGCTCGCCGAACAGCGAAAAAAGAAAGGACGCACCCTTAATCCGCTGGCTTTTGCATTGTCGATCAATGCCGAGGACCTGTGCGATTATGAGCCGCTTATGTCATGGGAAATGAAACCACCAAGCGAAAAGCAAGTAACTGTATTGCAGAATTACGGATTTCCTGCGGAAGCGATACCGAATAAAGGATTTGCCAGCAAACTCATGGACCGCATCTTTCAGCGGATGGATTTGCATCTGGCTACTCCGAAGCAAGTAAGTCTACTTAGTAAGTATGGCTACAATGCCGGGGAAATGACGATGATCGATGCGAAATCGCTGATTGATAAAATAGCCGCCAACGGCTGGAGAAGACCGGTCGAAGAAACCGTTCAATACGAATTTTAAGGAGAAAAAAAGATGATTACGATTGCGATTGATCCGGGGGCAAAAGGTGCAATTGCTTACCGCATGGGGAATGTTGCCAGGGCGATGCGATGCCCCGACAACGAAGTGGAAATGTCTCAACTTATCACCACCCTGAGAGACGTTGACGAATGCCGGGCAATCATCGAGGAAGTATCCGCCATGCCGGGTAACGGTGCGGTCGGAATGTTTCACTTTGGCAGAAACTTCGGTGGTTGGCTGGGAATTCTGTCCGCCTCGGGGGTATCTCATAAACTGGTCAAGCCCATGAAGTGGCAAAAGTTCATACCTGGATTACCACACGGAAAAGAAGTCAAGAAGGAGCGCAAAGACGCACTAAAGGCGTATTCTGCCAGACTATATCCGGGATTACGCGTCACTCTCGTCAACGCTGATGCTCTGGCGATGCTCGATGTGTTTGCCAAAGTTTGGGAGGAATAACTATGAAATTTAAAATTTCGGCAAATGGACACTTGAGTATTTATAGAGGAGACAGATTTGTTCAGCAAATTTGCCCGTATGCAGTTGATGTGGTAAGATGCGGCGAAGATTGTCCATTATTCGGCGAAGCAATAAAACAACTCGAAGGGTATACATTGAGTCTATGTACCAAGACATTGGCAGGAGAATTTCAAGACGAAAGAATCCAGCGCTACTTAGGAACTCCAGTTAAACCTATGACCGATGAAGAAAAAGAAAGAATAGGATTACTTAATATGAAAAAATCAGGTATCGTCCCTATTAATCATGATTGTGATCAATCTTCTGAATGTAATTATAATTCCGATTATGATCGTAGTTGCTTTCCTGGAGAGGATGCGGGATATCGTTTTTAATTAATAAAAAAACATGCATTGATATAAAAAAAACTTGAGAGGAATAGCCATGAGCAAGGAGCAAATAATTTTGCCGGAACCGTTACCGTGTGCGGCCCATTATCATTATGATTTAAACTGCCCAAGATGCAGGGCCCGGCACAGAGAACAAATCAATGAATTCTGGGATGAGATAAGACAACGATGCTATGTGATTATCTATAAAAACTGGATGAGGTATCTTGTCGACGCCATACCTAAACACAAACAAATGAAGGAAGCTGTAATAGAAGCCCAAAAAAATATAACCGCGGACCTATATCCATGGGCAACAAAGAAGCCAATGAAATACTGGAATGAAGCTCTTGATGATCTTCCTAGAAAAATGGAGCCGACGTTCGTTCCTGTTAAAATCACCAAGAATACGATAGTTATCGGAAAGCGCAAGAAAACCATAACCACAAAAGAGGTATTGTGGTGAACTACTACAACGAATTCGACCCGCAAGCGGCGGCGTTTGTACAAGAATTTTAACGGTCAATTGAGGTGAATCCATGAAATGCGGAGCGACAACCGAGGTATACAGCCGGGTAGTCGGATACTTTCGACCGGTGGCGAACTGGAACCGGGGAAAGAAGGAAGAGTTCAGAGAACGGAAAATGTTCAAACAAAGGAAGGAAAACAATCATGTATAGCTGCTGTCATGGTTGTGATTATTGGGTATATGATGATAACTCACATTCATATGTCCGTGATTGCGGAACCGGGTCTTGTCCCAAATCCGAAAAAGAAAAACAACAAATAAATGAAAATGAAGATCATAATGTTGATGATATTTCGGAAGAAAAAGGATTTTTGGTTTCGTTGGTGAATGGATAATCAAAAGGAAGGGAAATAATCATGACCACAGGAACGAAATCTTTACTTTTCGGCGTCCATCAATTCATATGGCACCCGTTGACGGTCTTGCTTGCCTGGATATGGCTTTATCACCGCCTTCCGAACTGGAGAGAATTGATCTGTATTATCATCCACGACTGGGGCTATTTCGGCAAGGCAAACATGGATGACGAGGCGGGAGAACAACACCCGGAATTTGCTGCAAAGATTGCTGGATGGTTGTTTTCCAACCCATACTACCGCGACCTCTGTTTGTACCATTCCCGGCACTATGCGCGGCTTCATGGTGTTGAACCATCTCTTTTATGCTGGGCCGACAAACTGAGCGTAAAATTCGATCCGGCGTGGTTATATATTCCTCGCGCTCTTGCCAGTGGCGAGCTCTGGGAATATCGAATGATATCCGATGCCGCCGGGCTTTGTCCGCTTATTGCTACCAACTTCGAATGGTATGCTTGGGTTCGCGGGTTCATGGAAAAAATAGGGAAAGAACGTCGCGGTGATGTCGTAGCATACGTAAATCAACTCAGAAACCAATATCAACAGGAGAATGAAGGGAAATGAGAGCCATTTATTTTGGCGACGCGATGGGCGATCTTGAATTTGAACGAGATCATATTTTGTCTGTTTTGAATGAAAATGGAATCGATATGGACATCAAAGTTACAGACCTTCCTCCTTGGAATGAGCTGTTTGATATTCTCTTTTTTGATTGGGGCGGCATGTCATTGGGTAACAGTATGCTTGATCATTTTTGTCGGTTCATATTGGATGATGCCCAAGACTATCCTCAGCGTATTTATGTGATGACTTCCTGTTTTACGCAAGACTCTATGAAGGACGCAATGATAGGACGAAGCAAGATACCATTAAACGTTTTTTTTATCTCTCCAAGATCATAAAACCATCCAAGCCATAAGAGACCTTATTGAGGAGAAAGAAGGGAAATGACTTATCCGATCGAACAGTACACTGGAAAAAAATCCTTTCCGGATTTGGTTCCGTCAGTGACATTGACCCTGGCGAAATTGCGGAACGTCTTTATGGAGATCGTTTCAACTATGGTTATGCCATGGCAAAACTCCTCCATGGAATAACTCCAGTGAAAGAAATATGGTGGGGCGTGACGTGCGAGAATCAGCAACGAGCAGATGAACGAATCCCGCATCTGTTTCGCTTGGATGGGCTCAAACGCTGGCTGTCGCTTGAGCCGTTGCTGGGGCCGATCATGCTTGACAATCTGCAGGGCGGAATTAAGTATGATATGTTCGGGAATGCCTATGACGCAGAACCTTATTATTCCTATCTCGATAACATCGACTGGGTCGTGGTCGGCGCGGAGTCCGGCAAGGACGGGGAGCGGCGCGAGTGTAAAATCGAATGGATTGAATCTATCGTCCAACAGTGCCGGAACGCCGGAGTGCCGGTATTCGTCAAACAGATCCATATAGGTTGCAAACTCATTACCGATATCAACAAGTTCCCGGAAGATTTGCGCATCCGGGAAACGCCATGGAGAAAGATATGGAAATACCAAAAAGATTCAAATTAATCAATACCACCGCCGAAGTGGAGAAGTCTAATTCGTTCAATAATGTGAGTGGACATTTGGGATATTCTAATTATTCAGAAAATAAGATTCAGTTAGATGATTCTACGTATTGGAGATGTCACCAGGAAGAAGGATTTTGCCACGAACTTACGCATTGGATTCTTTTCAAAATGCAAAGTGATCTTGAAAAGGATGAAAAATTTGTCGGACTGTTCGGCGAATTATTGTGTCAAGCATTATCTACCCAGGAAAGGGAATAATCATGAAAATTGAACAACTTGTTCCCCCGCTGGCGGACTGCCAGAATATCCCGGCGGGATCGTTCCCGGATAGTGCGTTTGTCTGGCATAGATATAACCGAAAAGATACTTGGGGAATTGCTCGTAGGGGATTACCAGGGGAAATAATCCCGGCCCCGACGCTGGCAGAGATTATGGAAAAGCTGCCACATGGGGTAAAATGTCAAAAAGTAACAAATTATTTTGTTGTTATTGTTGGATTCGATTATTCTACGGTGGAATATGACGCCAATCCAGCCTCCGCCGCGCTGCGGATGTGGTTAAAAATCAAAAGAAACTGAGGATAAATAATGAGTGAACTTAACCCATGCCCTTTTTGTGGAGGGAAAGTAATAATTGAAAGCAAATCACGGAATGCCGATGATCATGGTTTCAGATGGGAGCATTTGACCATCTTTACTTGTAAAAATTGCGGCGGGAAAACCAGCTTCGATGAAAGCAAGGATTCTGCAATATCTAAATGGAATAAACGGAACAACTAAATGAACGCAATCACTATCATCGCCATATTTGCAGCGGCAATTATCTATATCGCAGATATGGGGCAAGGAAGAATGTCATGACAGACCGCGAAATAGCACTGGCCGCATTGGACCAGTTGTCTTATATCAGGTGCGACAATTATTCCGACTGGATTCAGGTTGGAATGATCCTGCAAAAGGTGGGATGCACCGTGCAGGAATGGGATAACTGGTCCAGGCAAAGCAATAAATACAAGGTCGGCATGTGCGAAAAGAAGTGGAATAGTTTTTCAGCCGAACGCGGATTTGGCACCGTTACGGTTGGAACGTTACTCCAGATGGTAAAGGACGATGGCGGACACGTAGAATTAGGCAAAGGATCATCCTCTTCCAAAGGCCCCGGATATGCGCTAGAATGGGACAGTGTCATCGGACTAAAAAAGGATGATGCTCCAATTGATCCGAGATGGACCGAAGACGCGGAAATTCCGGCTCCACGAAAAGATTGGGGAAAGGACCTGTCGCGGTATCTTCGCGTTCTATTCAAGCCGGACGAAAAGGTATCTTACAACATCAAGGCATGGCAACCGGAAAACTGCGATAAATGGCTTCCGCGTGATGTCGGCGTATATACCCGCACCGCGGGAGAACTAATCGAGGCAACCGACAAGGTAAATTCCGCCGACGCGGTTTATTACGACCAAGTTACCCCAGCCGGCGGATGGATACGCTTTAATCCCATGGACGGACGCGGCGTCAAAGACGAAAACGTAACGGATTATCGCCATGCACTGGTCGAATCCGATAACCTGCCGCTGGAAAAACAAATTGCCATTTATCGGCAACTGGAATTACCCATTGCCGCCATGGTCCATTCCGGTGGAAAATCCATTCACGCCATTGTCAAGATCGGGGCCGGGTCGGATTTTGAAGAGTACCGAAATCGCGTTAATTTTCTTTTTGAAGTGTTGAAGAAATCCGGTTTTGACGTGGACCGCGCCAATCGTAATCCCAGCAGACTATCTCGCTTGCCTGGTATCTTTCGCGGAGATAACCCTCAATACTTAATTGCGGTCAATACAGGAAAGGCGTCATGGGAGGAATGGAAAACCTATATTGACGAAATGAACGACAATCTTCCCGATATTGAGGACCTGTCGGCATTGGCCGCAAATCCGCCCCCACTGGCTCAGGAGATCATCGAGGGGATATTAAGGACCGGGCACAAATTACTTCTTGCCGGTCCTTCAAAGGCGGGAAAAAGTTTTACCTTGATGCATTTATGCCTCGCCTTGGGGAACGGAGAAACATGGCTCGAAATGCAATGCTCGAAAGGAAAAGTGCTTTATGTCAACCTTGAAATTGATCGGGCGTCGTGCGTCAAACGGTTTATCGATATCGCCGCCATACTTAAAGTTAAAATCCAGAACGTCGATGTATTCAATCTTCGCGGTAAGGCGCTTCCATTGAATGAACTTGCACCTCGCTTGGTCCGTCGTATGCGCAATCGAGGATATATCGCGGTAGTAATTGATCCGCTCTATAAAATTATCACCGGAGACGAAAACAACGCCGCCGATATGACTTACTTCTGTAACCAGTTGGATTATGTCGCTACGGAAACAAAAACGGCAGTGATCTTCGCCAGTCATTTCAGCAAGGGAGAGCAAGGGCGGAAGAAAGCCATCGATCGGACTTCCGGCTCAGGCGTATTCGGACGCGATCCGGATGCGGTGTTGACCATGTCCGAACTGGATGTCGAAGGGGGGAACGCGTATCGCATTGAAATGACTTTGCGTGAATTCGCGCCGCCGGAGCCGATCAATACCCGCTTCCGCTACCCCCTGCACGTAGTAGAACATGACCTCGAGGACGCCAAGGTAGTCGGGGATGAAGCTCGGAAAGGCGGAGCAAACGGCAGACCAAAAAGAATCAGTAATGATGACATCGAAGAAGCCATTCAATTGAAAATGGGATTTTCCGGATCAAAGTTCTGCAAAATACAGGACATTGTCGATTATTTCAATGGAAAATTAAAATACAGCTCCATAAAATACAGAGTTGGGAAAATGACCAAATATGCCATAAATGATGGAGAGATTGTTGAATTATGAAAACCGGTGGAAAATTCTGGATTGATGTTCCAGGATACAATGGAAGATATCAATACAGCAGCGATAGAGAACTTCGATCCATGGCTCGATCAGCTCCGGCAAAGGGAGGGAAGTCAAGATTGCTTTTCCGTCCAGCAATTCTAAAAGGAATAGTCGACTCGGATGGCAATCAGGCGTATGACTTATTTGTCGATGGAACCCCTCATCGAGTACTTAAAAAAAACCTTGACCTGATTATTGATCGTTACCTCTTAAAATAAAAAAAAGGCCGGGATTTCTCCCGGCCTTGATGTTGTAAATTATTTCGTGGTCGTGGTTGTCGCCGCCGGGGTGGTCCCGGAACTGGCAGACCCTCCCGTATTCGAGTTGCTCGCCGAAGCAGAACCGGACGAACTGCTTACGCCGGTTGCGCCGAACGAAACAGAATTCGACCGGGCGGCTTTGATAATTTTCTCCAGTTCGGCCATGTTTTGCTGGTCTTTGTGGATAGTTAATACTCCCTTGTCGACATTCCCGCCTTCCATGTCAACATTGGGCATTGGACTTTCACTTCCGAAAAATTCGCACTTAATTTTAGCAATCCACCCAGAACACCAGACAAAGCAGGTTTTATCCTTGGTTGACTTGGTAACCTGATCGACGACGGCCTCTTTCGTCTCCGTAACCTTCGTAACGTGGCCGTCCTTGTCAAATTCGGTTATCGTGCTGGTCGAATTGCACCCGGACATCAACAAGGCAATGGCGCCCATCAAAAACAACGAGAGAAAAAGCTTTTTCATGGCTTACCTCACTGTACTACCGGAGTATCCGTCCCGCCGGTAATGGTTTTGTCCGCATCTACCTTGCTCTTGAGCTTCTGGTAGAGTTCCCGGACCTTTGCGGCTTGATCGGCGGTAATCGTACCGTCCGCCACCATCTCGGTAATTTTCGCGTCGGCCTTGCTTTCCCCCAGCGGAAGCAACTTGTCGTTTACCAACGTGGAAAGGTTATTTTCATCGCAACCCGTCAACATGACCCCGGCGCACACGGCGCCGGCCAGCATTACGCAAAAAACGATTTTCTTCATAGTTCTATTCCTTTGGGCTATTGCCCGGTTATTGTTCAGAGGATAGTTTTTGTTGTAACAAATATCCTTCGAGCAACCAAATTTTATTTTTGATTCTTTCAAGGCATACTTGAGTACCGACATTTTCGTCATAGTTCGATGGATCAACACAAGTAGACGTTTCAATGCAAGTGAAACCATTTTTTAGCTTAACTGCAACAATGGTATGCTTTTTACCAACCAGCTCAACTGTTTTGATTTCTTTTTCAACAATACACGCATCAACCTGTTCTTGGGTTACGGTGTTTTTCATTTTCTTTCCCTTTGCCCTTCCGGGCGGTTATTTTTTCCACACGATTTTAAGCAATTCCCAGGCAATCGCCGGGACGGCCCCGGCGGCGGCAGCAAGTACCGCTATTTTCCCGTCAAAAAAACGTTTCTTTTCTTGTTTTTCCTCCTCATGCGCGGCACGACAGGCATTGTGCGAATGTTCCAGCGACGACAGCCGAGTCACCATTCCCGGTTGCCCGTTTCCGTACAGACTATGCCGAATATCCTTGAGATTCGCCTCAATTGCTCCCAGCCTTCCGTTAATTTCGATCAATACCTTATCCGCCTCGGTCATGATTATTCCTTTCAGTTTTTCCACGCCAGCCAGCCGAATTCCGTCCCGCACAGGACGGAGAACCGCCAGGCGTCGAACTCCACCTTGTACCGCGCCGGATTCAAAACCGAGTAGTCGTATTTCGCCGCCCGATACCCATTGAGCTTAAACATGGCGTTGCTGGCGGCAAATTCCGCCCGGTCTTCCGCGCCGGGCACGTTTTTGCGCAGTGACCGTTCGTACCACTGAACGTCATGAATCAACGCCACGCACAACAGCGAATCGTGCAGCCATGATATCAGCGCCCGCAACCACGCCGGAAACGCATCCGGCCCGATGCCGTTGAAAATCTTTGACAACTCCTCGTCGGTGTATTTTTCCAGAATTTCGCGCCCTTCGAGCTCCATGGCTTGACACTTCAACCGAAGCGCCGCGATTTCTGCAATTGAAAAATCAGTTTTTGCCATATTTCACCTCTACGCGCTGGGCAGTGGATCGTTGATGGGGACATACGTAAGAGTTGCCCGGTCGGCCCAGGCACCAAGCGCCTTTTCGTGCGTGCTAATGCCATCCTCGATCGTGATCCTCTCGACCAATACAGCACCGTTACCGGACTGATATCGCCAGTACATCGTGGGTGGATTTTTCTTATCGGTCTGATAAGGCTTGATAAGTGCGAAATACGAATTTCCAAAATCATTAATTTCGTTCATTTTTTTATTTCCTTTTTATCGTACATGTTGATACTCCTTCTATTTGTAGGCTTTGGTTGGGGGGGTGAATGAAGTTGCGCCGTATGCTACATAGAGCATATCGCGAACGTTAGCCGTCCGATCCTGTGCCGACAATCGACATTCGTCCAACCATCCGGCAAAATAATCACTGCTACTACCCCAATACGTTCCGATGCGAATGCGAGTCGACGTGAAATTGTAGTCGGTGGTATAAGTTCCGGCGAGAACACCATCAACATATAGCTTGATTGTTCTTAATCCAGAACTGCCGCCATTGCCGACTACCGCCAAATGCGTAAATTTCGAGGTTGACGGTGTGCTGGATGCCGTTATTACCGTCGTTGTGCCGATAGCAACAGTCCAAGCGTTTCCGTTCAATCTTAATACGTATCCATAACTATTGTCAGCTATACGACGATCAATAATCGCACGTAGTCCACCGATAGCGGACGGCCAGCAACGTATCTCGTCCGTAAATGCTCCTGTGCCAATGGCGAAATCCGAGCTATCAGCCGTAGACACATAATCTCCGGAGCCATCCAGAATAAGACAAGCGCCACCCCATGCCTCCGTTTTTGCGGTGGAAATCACAGCGTTGCCATTGGCGGTCCATGTGCGCGTAGGGTAAATGCCACTGTCCGTAATGACGGCACTGTTATTAATGCCGTCAAAGTGTAGTAGTGCTTTAGTGTATATATCATTGCCATTGTATGGTGACATTTTCGCGTCTGCGGCTGACTGATATCGTTTCGGTCGGCCCCAGGCGTCGCGATTGGATAATTTCATAAATGCCATTTTATGCCTCCCCGGTTGAAGCGGATTGTTCGGATTGCCAGGACGTAATCGCGGCATCTAGCGCGTCGAGATCAACAGGGCGTCCGGCGCGAATAGCAGCAATCGTGTCTGTCAGCCACGGAGCGATACTGGACCATCCGTTAAGCTGCATCAGCAACGATAACAACTTTGACTGCGCCTCGTTATGGTTCTCCAGTAAGTCGATTCGCGCGGACTGTTCAGCCGCCTGCCGGGCTGCATATGTCATTGTTCCGCTCATGATTATTCTACTTCCAAGTAGCCGTGCGTCGTAAACGTGGTATCGGTCACAGAAGATCGGACCGCAATTTTTCCGCCTGCCGGAATGACTACTTTGTGATCCAGCACGGCGGTATCCCCGGCGTCAATGGAAAGTGGAATCGCCTGGGACAACGTACCTGATGCGTTGTATAATTTAATTTGCACATCGGCCGCCGTTACAGCCTGAATCTGCAGCGTAAACATGATGAAGACATATTCAGAGGCAATCGTTGCCACCAAGTCGGTGTCGGTATTGGCGATGGATGGAGAAACATTATACTGTTTAAACATGACAAAATTCCTTTATGTTGATTTAACCGAAAATAATGGCATAGGCGATAGCTTGGGCACCGGTTGCACCGCCAGCTGACGGCGTAACATATTCAAGTCCGGTACCGGCGGCATTTACCTGTGGTTGTTGACCCGGGGTTCCAATTGGAAATCGAATAGGATTTCCAGACTCGCCACCGATAACCATATCGCCAGGTGACGTTAACACATCCTCTACCCCATCCGGCAACATCAGTTCCAGTCCAGTTAATGGATCGATATGTACACTCATTATCCCACCAGTTCTTTGATTGCATCGTTGATCAATTTCAATCTGCCGCCATATATATCCACATCTGCCCAGGACACCCCGGCCCCGATCATTTTTACCGCCACCGACGCCACGGTGTCGGTGGCGATAATATCGAGGCCGTATTTTGCTTTGACTTCTACTATCAACTCCGACTGTAAGTTGGTAAGTGCTGCAAGATTCGCAGTTTTAGCCGCCTCCGCCGCTTCCGCCGCCGCTTTCTTTTCGGCGTTCAAAACCCATGCTGACCCCGTCCAGTCGTCATATTCGGAACCGGGCACACTTGTCGTGTATCCGGCCGGAATCGGTCCCAGGTTGGAGCACATATACACCGATTTATCCGTCGTTTTGTACATGGTTTCCCCGCGATGATCTTCTACCATCTTCCAACCGACGCCGTTCCAAACAGGCCAGTATCCGGCGGGAATGTCGCCCGTTTCGATCTGAGTCCACGGTCCCGCCAGATATACAGGGACACCATTTTTGCGACTTTCTTCCGGATCAATCGGCGCATCCATTGCCCCGAAAAACTCCAAAGTATCAACGTTCCAGCTGTAAACTTTCATTTTTCCCTTCCTTTGGGTTAATAATAGATAAAGTGATTAATAGATACATTAACCGGACGCGTTTCCGCCCCGCCGGTGGTTGATGTGTACCCTTGATATGTCCGGGCATCCTGGTCCTCTTCCATGCTGTCGGTAGCCGAGCCAGGGACGTCCGTTGTTGTGCCGCCATAATTGAAGCAGGCGTCGGTGTTATTTACTACCCCGTTCATGTGCCGGTGAGATTTCAGCTCATCGGCCTGATACGTTCCCGCGTTTCTGCTTGCCCCTGTTGAGCGGAGGAACAAATCCCGCCAATCGGGCAAGCGAAACGTCCCATCGCCGTTATCGATGAAAAATGTCCGCAAGGTGTTATCTGCGTTGTATTGCGCCAGCGTCCGAGTCTGACTGGCGGCGGTCGCCCAGGACCACAACTGCGCGTAAGTAGCCTTGCTGATCGAGCCGCCAGTCATCGGCAAAGTTTGATCTGGAGCTGTACCGGTTGTCTGAACTACTCGCCCGGTGAGGGATGCATTATAGTACTGGCGACAAACCGCCAGGTCGCGTTCGTAATCGGATACGAATGCCGTAGCGACGCTTCCCGCTTCCATTTTTGCGAACGCTAGGTCGAAATAATCCCCCGCCGTCGTCAGCCCCAAGGCGAAAATAAATCGCACAATCGTTTTGTCCGGGATGGTTCCCGACATAGAAACTGTGTGCCATTCCCCGTCTGCCGTCAATATCGTAGAAGCAATTCCGGCCCCTGTATCTCCGGCCATGCCGGTAACATAGCCAGCGGCGTCTAATACCTTTCTCCCCGCTGAAGCGGCCATTGACAAACGATAACGAATCGAAAAAGTAAAGGTTTTCCCGACCCATTCTGGAGATATTTTAACATCTTGATAGAGATAAATATTACTGGCGGAATTCCCCGCGGTCGATGTAGCTGTAAGTCGCAACGCCGAATCATACGAAATTGAAATTGGACCCAAAGCATCCGTGTCGGTATTCATCCAGTACCACCAACGGTCCACCACCGCGTTTCGGACGGTGCCTGTCACCGCCGGAATGGTTGCGGTTTCGCCAAATTGCCGGACCAGGAAATTTCCATTGATCAATAGATTGCGGTTTGACACTCCCGCGGCAGCATATGCCAAAGACTGAGCGGAATTCGCGGCTGCTTGCGCTGCGTTTTCCGCTGCGCTGGCGGCATTGATAGAATCTTCACGAGCACTATTCAATGCATTCTGATCAATAAATTCAACCGCCGTGGCGGATTTCGGTTGGCCGGATGAATCGAACATTAATAACTTATTTGCGCGGGAAGAGGCCGAAGGCAATTCATCTAACGTCGCTTCGCTATTGGGGGCCTTCACTGATCGTTTTAATTGTTCTTGCAACTGCTGCAAAATCATCGTGCTGCGGTCAAGACTTCCCTCCAACACCTCCGGGTAAAACGCCTGACCGTCCTGAAGGTCAACTTGCTGTTCAAGTACCACATTGCGAATGATTACCAACCTAGAACCCAAAGCGAGCGCGGAAGATAATGTTACATATCCACCAATGGTACTCAATAACGTAACAGTATACCCTGACGCTATTTTTTCGTCATTGATGTATACTTCTACGTCTTTCGAGTTTAATACTTTAAAAGAAAAATCGAAGCGGGTTTGTACTCCATCCCCCGCGAATGGAGCAGTCTTGATATCAGATGCCGCTATTGTCATAATCGTTTCTCCCTATGATATAAAATTTTAAGTCCGAATCAACGCAATAGCGAATCGTTCGGAATGGTTTATATTTTATTCCTCTGTATAATGTTTTATCGTTTTTTTAATTCGCTTGAATGCGGTAACCACCGGCACCCCGGTAAGTGCGGAAATTTCCTCCGCCATTTCAGAGGACGCCTTGCCCCAATATTGATCCTGCTTTTCCTGATCATCTCCATCATAAGAAATCGCTCGCGCCAAATCACCGGAAGCGGTACTTGCCAGTTCCAACGGGCGAACAATGGATACCTGTCCCCCTTTTCCTCCATACGAAGGTTGACCGGTCATTGCCACCCCGGCAAGTTCCGGTATGGCGTCACGCAAAAAAGGCAACCCCTGCACGGGATAACTCATTACTTCGGTCCAGTATATTTGCCAAAATCTCTTTTTATCCTTATCGTCGTCTCCTCCTGGTCCGCTTGCCATTATCCGTAACAATCCGGACAAAAAGGCCGGTCCGATTGCTTCCAGCGCCAAGAAATAAGCATACTGTCCGTGTTTTATTTTTCCTGCCCGGAAGGCTCGATACGCTGTGCTTTGCCGCGTCCCGAAAGCCGATGTCGCCGAATAAAACATGGCAAACAACCGCATGAATGGCTTGAGCTGAATCGGCGTCATTTCCATATTCCTGCCCGATCCCTGCGTCGAGGCTATCAACTTATCCGCCATAGCGACGGCATCGGCGTCACTCATCCCTTGCTGCAACGCCGTCTCGTATCCAGCTAACCACATAGGGCCGGAAGCGGCGGTATCCATAACTCGTATGCCGATAAAGCCCGCATCGCGAACCTGGTTGTATCGATATTTCCATTCCGGATCGGTTACCTTGTTAAGTTTGCTGCGAATATCTCTATCTCCCCCTTTCTGCCGATCTCGCATGAACTGCGATTTCTCCTCAATCATGGCAGTCATTCGCATAGGATTACGCCAGTAGTCTTTTTGCGCTTGGATAAAATTTTCCATTCCAACCGTGGTTATCCCCTGAGTAAAACTGGAATACTGCATTAACGCCGAGCCCAAATTGCCCCATAGACCCATTCCCGTAACCACCGAACGCAAATACGATTCCACGCGAGAATCGTTGCGGCGATCCGGGTTCACCACGTTGGTAATCATGCGATTGAATTCCTTGTATCCGTTTTCGCCGAATGCCATTTTCATAGCTCGCGTGAATTCTCGATTATTAAGTATTCCTCCGACCTGTCGCGCGGGAATCTTAAATGCCGCATAATGAGCGGCCTCGTAAATATGGCGAGGCAAAACACTGAGATCGAGCAAAATAGGCTTTCCGGTGCTTTCCTTCCGGGATTTACTCGATCCGGCGTCAGGGGAACGCACTATGCGCGGTCCGTCATAACCCGACATCTTTAATTCTTCATTCTCTCTTTTTCCGATATCCGGGTCAATTTTACCATCGTACTTAATCGGATAATATCCGCCCCTTACCTGCAATGTTTTACCGTCTGCGAGTTTAACTTCGAATGGAGTAGCTTCAACCTCTTTCATCGCAATATAATTCGCGGCCTTATAGGCTTCCTGATACTCCGGTAGCAATGCCTTGTTAATCGCGTCCCATATATTCTGAATCGCATCCCAGTCTTCCTTTCGATCAAATTTAGATAGTATTTGATCAATGGCCTCTTGGGTTAATTCCGGATAACCTTCGGAAAGTTTTCTTCGATTGTTTTCGTTTCCGCAATTTAACGCAACCGCCAACATGGAATTAAAATCCCATTGCGCTTTTCTGTTGATCCGAATAGTTTCCGGTACCGGAGGCATTCCTTCGATAATGAATTTAGGAAAATCCTTCCGACGCGAAGCCAGGTAGGTCCATGACGAATTCAGCAATTTACCTGTTTCGTGAATAAGACGAGCTTCCTTGCTCGATGCTTCATTCAACACATTATAAATGCTTTGCTCGGCGGTCCCGCCCTGACCCCGTCCCAGTGCGTTGTCGTAGTTATCCGCCGCACGACACATTGCCAGAATATTGGTTCCGAGTAATTTAAAATCATTCAGGCGTAACTTAATCCACTTCCCTATACCATCCGCGTATTGCGGCATTTCCGGCCGGTCCTTCAAATTTTCCGCAATTACCTTACTGGCGGCTGCCGCCGTTCCGGTGCGATTCTCGTCGGCCTGTTTAACCAGCTCCCTTCCGGCTGTATTTAAAAATCCAAGCAACTCCGACAAAGACTCAAACTGTTCTACAGTGAGATTGCGATAATCTTCATTCTGTCCTAAATACGGTAATTGCTCGGAGGTTAAATCGGAATCAAAATTTTGCAACAACCCGTCCAGTGATAATTTGCTTTCCGGTACCAATGGAGAATCGGCAATTCCATAATCCGATGATAACTTTTGCAACCAATACAAACAATCGCCCTGTACCTTTGACTTGCCAGAACTTTCCGGCTGATACCGTGCCATTCTTTTTGCTATTGCCACTATTTTGGCACTTTCTTCCTGGACTTTATGCATTTGCCGCATCAGTTCCAATTGCATTCGCGCTGTCATTGCCGCATCATAAGTCGCATGGTAATCCTTTTTTGTCATAGCTGTCAGAGCCGCACGACTGTTGCGCCGAATCGCACCAAGAGTCAAATCCGAACGCCGAACATCCTGCAACGACATTTTTGCCACCCTACCGGCGATCAATTTGCGATATGCGGATTGCGACGCAAGCTCGTTTTCGCGTCCGGCCTGAGCCGATAACGCCCTCAGCATATCATCCATTTGCCGCACTAATTCCGCATAATCCAATGCATATTCCGATGTCGGAAAGGCCTCATCGAATTCTTGTAATTTCTGCTGTTCATACATGCGCTTAAATTCCATCGGAGATGGACTTTCGGAAAGTTCGGAAATCATCTTGTCAACGCTTTCATATCCGTTGTCAGAGGCGATTGCCGTAAGATTTTCCGTTGCTTCCAATTTTAAGTCGGATTCCGCCTGATGGTCGTAATAGTCTTTTTCATCTTGACGCATCTGATCGAAACGACGCCACAAATCACGCGCGTTAATGCCGGTCAATGCCGCGATTAATTTTTCTTCCGTAATGCTGTCGTCATTCATACTTGACGCTATTTCTTTGGCGGCAACATCAGATGGCGTACCGCTACCATTCGACAGATAACTCCCCATTTGTTCAGGGGAAATTCCGAACTTTTCATCCGGTTTAATTTTTTCATACCGCATATCCCGCAGCGCCCATATAATGGGATAATTTTGATAAAGATATTCTTCAAAGGCGTCGCGATATTTACGAAGCCCGATGTTTTTGTCCCGGCGCTGTTGCCGGTCGTAAAATTTCTCCCCGGATCGTTCCGAACGCGGAGTTTTTGCAATTGCGCCACGCTGACGCAATCTTGCCAATACTTCATTCCCGAACAAACGTTTTACGGTATTCCGGTCCAATTTTCCTCGCTGATCCAGATATCTCCAGAGACGATACACGGGAATCGTCCGCATCAATGTCTCCGCTTCCTTTCTTGCCGCATCGGCTACCTTTTTTCGCCGGGAATCACTCTCTTTCGCCAGGGTTTCCGAAACCTGCTGTTTTCTTGACTGCAATATACTGGCCGCGACCTTACGGTCGTTTTTTGACAACCCGAGTAAATCGTAATGGTCAAGCAGCTGCAATAGCTCATTGCCAGCCATTTCGTTGTCGGCTTGTTTATCCAATGCCAGCATGCGGTCGAATACGCTTTTTATCTCGTTCGTCACCGGTTCGTCGGCAAAATATTCCGGCCTGATCAATACGTAGACCTTCAATAACATTTCCTTGATGGAACGAAATAACTTCTTCAATGCCGGGTCAGGCGCTTCGCCTTTGCGCAAATAATTTTCAAACGCTTTGGCGATTCGTTCGTAATCACGCTTCCCGTCTTCCGTTGTGGAATACTGCCGAATTGTTTCAATGTCCGCCAGCAATTGCGCATCGTCTATTTTTCCAGACTCTGCCATTTTTGTATAGAGATCGTCAAAAAAATGCATTATTTCATGAGCAAATGTCGAAAAATCAGCCGTCTCAAACAAAGAAATAACCCCGGACGAAGGATCGAATGCGCCTTTTTTGTCTTGATTCTTGACTTTTTCTCGATCATCAGATATAATATCAATGACGTCGGAAAGCGAGGCAGCATCGCCGCTTGAACTTTCGGCTGTCGCAGTATGGTCCGATGCCTGGGCTTTACTTGCGTTTTCCCATACCACCTTGAAACCATCTCGACGGCTCGTATATTTTTCAATAAATTGCGTAATTAAACCATGATCGTATTGCTCCTGGTTTAATATCGTTCCGTTCTTTGACACGATTACCACATGAATGCCGCCATCACGATATGAACGGACGTAAGCTAAATTACCGGTCGCTGGATCTTCCAGCTTTGCTTGTGCGTTGATTGCGGTTTCAGTAAGGCGAGGAAGCCACAAAATCTTGTCTGGCTGATATTCGTTTCTTTCTGCATTGTTTTTATCCTCCGATTTAATCAAATGCAGTAAACGGTTGGCAATGGAGCCTCTTTCGGGATTTTTGACCAATAATTTTGAACCATCGGCGGCAATAACCGAATCCGGCATAGAGTCGAATATCCTCCCGAGGTCGGGAAGAATTTCTTTAACAGAACGAAACTTCTTCGAAAACAGTGGAGCTGTACCATTTTCTTCCGGAAGGGCATTTTTGATTTGATGAAAATAATCTCCTACCGCATGGAAGCGACTATCATTTCCACGAAGAAAATCATTCATTCCGATTTTACGGATTTTCAACTGGTCGAGAACGTCTATCGGTTTTATTCCGGCTCGCGTCGAGAACGTCGTTATCATTGCGTCAAGTAATCCAAGCGAAGCCTTACGCTCCTGCGCGTTCATGCCGGTTTCCTTTAGCGGCGTTGCGTACTCCTGCAACCTGGTGTAATATTCGTTATTTTCGCGTATCCCGGACTCGATCCGTTCAATGTCTTCCGGTTTAATTTTCAATTTCGATGCAATGCTCTCCGGATCGAATTCATCCATGGTTAATCCGCCGGGACGATTTTCCGCCAAATCCGCCAGACGTTTGAATTGCTCATGATCATTGATTCTTGCCATGGTTTTTGCCAACGGTAGTTGTATGTCCCCCCCGTCCGCTACTTTTTGGTTGATAATCTCTTGTTCGGCGTCGGTTAAATCCAGAGCGGAAAGCAAATCCGGCTGCTCCTGAAATAATACCGCCGCCTGCCTCGCCCCAAGCGTGATTTGTCCATCATTGCCCAATACCTGACGAATGTAATCTTCCGCCATGGCGACACTTTCCGCCGGCGCGTTACCGGGATGTAATTGATCATGCATTTGCAGCACGGCGTCACGCTTTCTGGATAACTGCCGCAAGCTCACCAGGGTATAAGCTGCGTTAGGGATGTTAAACCCCAGCGATTGCGCGGCAATCGATCCCATCGATAAGCCTCGATCTTCCCAGCTCATAATCGGCTGATCTTCATCAATACTTGATAACGAATTCACGCCAAACATATTCCCAGCTTGGGTTGCGGCGTAATTCAATGCCTGATTCAACTCTTCTTCCATCTGTTCCCCGAACAGGCCGTCCCAGTGAGTAGCCTTCTGTACCCCCTTGCTGGTGCTTTGGATATCCGCAATAGCCTTTGCCAAACGAGGATTTTCGGCCGCATAAGAGGCAAATAGCGTTCCCAACCGCTCCTTGTATGGGACCGGAACTCTGCCCAGCGCCTTTCCCACCGCCTCCGACATTCCTTCCCCGGTCTGCTCTGTGAAGTTCGATAAATACGTCAAAGTAGCATGCTTGAGGATTGCCTCGCCCAATGATAATCCGTTATCCTGTAAGGCCAATCTGAAATTACCGTTTTCTTCCGAAGTAAGTGTCGGAACATTGAATTCGCTTTTTACTCCGGCGGCGATATCCCCGGAGAATGCAGGAAGGCGCGTTGCCTCCCCTGCGAACATAGCGCCAAGACGACGTATCCATGACGGGTTCTCAGCGGCTCCGATAACTGCGTTTTTCCCTATTGCAGCCATCCCGTTTGTCAACGCTATCTCTGCGGCATAGGGAATAGATTGAAGTACGGTATCGGCGATCTGCTTGCTCGTTGTCGATCCGATAGCATCCGCCACCGCCTGGTTTAATTTTTTCGTTTCGTCACGAATGTCGGCAGCGGAAACACCATAAATTTGTCGATCTATTTTACGAGATAAATCATCCACCTGGGATACAGCGTAAAGATTTACTGCCGGAGAACGCAATTTATCCATTCCGGCCTTGTCAAAATCTTCCGGGGATAAATCGCTGAAATCTTCCCCGAATTGTTTTCCGGCTAGATTAATGGCGATTTTCTTTTCCTGGTCTGTATATTCACTCCATGTCGATCTCCAATTAGGAGCTGCGTTATTCAAGTATGCAATAACCTTGAATTTTCTCAATGCGTCCAAATAAGCCTGAGCATGCTCATCGGTAGCGGCTTGAATGTCGTTCCATTTCTGATCGGCGTCAGGAGGAGTTTTTCCATCATACGGAAGAGCAAAACCGGTTGACGTAACCGTCCTGGTGAAATTCCTTATCGCATCATATACCGAATCGATTTTTTCTTCCTGTTTTGCCTTTACCCAACTGTCAAGGATAGGATGATAAAATCGCTTTCCCGGCTGATCGTTTCGAGTATATGCCATATCATTATCGGGGGCCGGTAAATATCCGGCTTCCAACAATTCTCGTTGCCGGTCGGGAGAATTCGGTCGATATTTTTCCCCGTAAATTTCCAGCTGCACGATCCTTTGCATCAAATCAGGATATGTTTTGCTGACCTGAAATGCATCTCCGACACGACCTATTTTATTCAATCGTTCAATCTGCTCCGGAGCGCCGAATACGCTGGCGCGATATGCATCTCCAGCAAGAAAGCGGGTTGCCTGGGGATGCATATCCCATGCACTGGGAACCGCATCGGTGTCTTTATTATCCAGCGACATTACCAACGATGTCGGTAAATTACGTTTTCTGGCGCTGTCGTATTTTGCCGCCAACTCATCACTGGATATTTCACGCCCAAGCCGCAAATTTGTGTCAACCCGGCTCTGATCGTCATCCGAATCGGATACGTCAACCGGAGCAATAGCATCCCAATCCATTTATTTCACCCCTTCCATCACCGGTATCCAGCGATTATTATTTTTATCTGACTCGAATCCGATTGAACGAGCAAAATGTTCAAGCAATGTTGGATTTATCGTTGAATTCATCCAGGATGGAACACGTCCGCTTTTCTTCATCATATCAAGAGTGGATTCGAAACGTTTCCGCAAATCATCAGTAGTAAGATAAATTCGTTCTGGTTTTCCATTAATTAAATCTTTGATCGGTTTTCCAGTTTTATCCGGCCCGGCCCAATCCATCCAAAACAAATGCTGTTCCCTGCTTGCCGGTTCCACCATTAACTTTGCCACGTTGGATCGCAACCAGGCATCGTTGACCTTCTGCCCGGGAGGAAGTAAAAAACTCAGCTGCTGCGTTAATCCCGGCACCTGATTAATCCCTCCTTTAATCTGATAGGTATCTTTCAGAATGGCGTTAACCTGCTTGGGGTCGATTCGGTTGTCTTTGTTTTCAAAATAAGTTTTGATTGCATTGCGATTGCTTTCGGTAAGCGTCCCGCCTTTCTGAAGATAATAGTTGACCGCATCATCCACCGATTTTATTCCCCACATCTGGCCGCCGTACTCTCCTTCGCCATCGGCAATTGCCGACATCGTAGCATCCAGCGCCACCATATCATTTTTGGCATGCTCATTTTTCTGATAGGACGGATATATTTGTCTGAATTGCTTTTTCATCAGGTCGCCGAATCGATCACTGTAGTTAGGTAATTCCGTTTCCAACATTTTATTAGCATCGTCGGGAGATAGTTTCTGCATTGCAGAAATGAAGGCATTTTCATCATGATAAAACTGACCTTGATATAATCTCGTCAGTTGATCCCTGGAATAATCCGCCTGCCGCATGATTGCGTCGCGGTCTTTCCCGCTGTAATTCTTTGCAATCTGATCGTAGACCTTTTCCTGAAACTCTGATTCAAAATCATCAAAATTCTTTTTCGGATCAAATCCGGCTCGGAACGCATTGATTAACTTGTCCGCCTCTCCCTGCTGATATGCCCGGTCATTTTGCACCTTGAAATATTGCTTTATCGCATTAAAAGCGCCGGGTGTCATTTTATACTTATACCCATTGTCGTTTACGGGGTCTACCCGATTCAACGACTCGGCTCCGGCATTGAATTTTTCCGCCTTGATCATGGATTTTATTCTATCGGTCTGAACCTGGTCGATAAAATCGGACTCCATCGATTCGCGCGCCTTAATCGCGGCAAGAATACTTCTTGAAAATTGCGCCTCACTTTTTTCTTTCGGATCATTATCTCCTGCCGCAGCCAACCGCTTATCCGCCCCCTTCATCAACTCGTCAATGTTCGCCGTAGCCAGATCGTCCGGAACTGCGAGATTGCTCTTTTTTAAATATTCAGCGTAATCTTCCCGAGTAGCCCCTAATCCCTGGCGGCGTAATTGAGAGGTAAAAAACGATTGCGCCGTATCGAACGCCGCGTCATCGTTGGGATTCAATGTCAATAGTTTTTCCGCGTTTTCGAGCCCGATTTTATCCGCCGTATTCGACGCCGAACGGATTTGCTGCTGTTGATGCTCTCTTACTTGCCCCATCCTGGCATTATAGGTGTTATCCGCAAACAACTGGAATTGCTTCTGGTCGTCATCGGGAAGTCCATTCATGTATTTATTCTTGATTTCCTGGTATTTGGTTTTCAACTGATCAACATTATCTTTCGTATCCAGGCCGGACTTGTTATTTAAATCGGATACTACGCCGTCCATTTCCGAATCAAATTGATTCAGCCTGCTTTTCACTTCTACTTGTCGAGCTTCCATCTTCTGCTTAATCGCTTCACGCGCCACTGCCGATAAACCGGACTGCAACGATCCTGCACCCCAATCGCCGCCATCAGGCGCACGATACGACATTTCCCGAACCGCCATGGGCCTCCCGACTACAGATGGCAACAAATCATTCCATTCCGACATGTTTATTTCCCCGTTATTCCGGTTTTAAGCAAAGATCCATTAAAACCCCAATCATTGCCCCATTTTCGCAATGAATCAGAAGATTCCATCGGATTCTGTCCAAAATTGCTGGAAGTAGCAGAATCACCAAAATTTCCAGAATCAATCTGAGAGGTTCCAGGCGAATTAAACGCACTGTTTAACTGGCTTCCAAGTACGGCACCCTGCATCGCTCCGCCCACCGATCCGGTTACTCCGCTCACTACTGCCATGTTCTTTTGCCACCCGGCCAGATTTGATTGCGCCTCCGCGTTCCATGCTCCTAATTTCGCCTGATATGCCCTCATTTTAATATCGTAATCCAGGTTGGCATTATCGATCATATTGGTTTCAGCGTTGCTGGCTTCCCAATCCAGCAACGATCCCGATCCGAGAGCAGCACCGGACGCCGCGGCGGAAGCTCGAAACCGCCCGGTTTGCGCCGCTTGCCGCAATGACTGCTGGCGCTTTTCCCATTCCCCTTGCTCTTCGGTCTGTCGTGCCTGTTCTTCGTACATCTTCTGATTGGCATTGGCAACCTCTTTCTGATATTCCGCTGATTGTATCCCGGAAACCATTCCCGGAATCGCCGTGCCCGCCCCAACGACACCACCAGCAACGGGGAGGAGCCACGAAGAATTGGCCGCCATCCATGCACCAATGGAAGAGGCGGCTCCGGCAGTTGAGGCAGCAGCTGATCCGATGGCAGTCCCAGCCGCAGCAAGCCCACTGACAATGCCCATATTACTTCCTCCTTATTTCAAAATAATTGTACGCCACGCCACGAGAAACAATGTCCAGCTCCGGCTTGAATTCCATCCCTAACAAGGTGAGCCAATGAATCGCCTTCTCGTATCGACTGTCGGTATAATTCCATAGCACCTCCCATTCTTCGAGCCCGGCGGCTATAAATTTTCTCCCGACCCTCACCATTTCGAATGGATATTTAAACAGCCTTTCCGTACCGACAAACCAAATCATGCCGCGATTTCCTAAAATCGTCTCTCCGCATATCCCGAGCATAGCCATAGGGACACCGTTATCGCAACCGGTAAAACACCAAGACGAGTACAGAAAACCATTTTTCAGCGCCGTTAACGGGTCGATGTTGAGATCTAAAATCTCCTGTACATCTTCCGGGCGTAATCGTTCCGCAAGAAATGCCACATCATCAATCGAACTTTCCCGGATTGTTAATTCTTTTTTATCCATAAATTATCCTCCAACTTCAATCACGCTTGTTTGAGAAAGCAATGTAAACGGCAATGGATAATCGTGTTTTACCATGATTGATGCGGACCCTGAATGTCTTCCGACTAATGCCACATTCATGTCTCCGGAAAACAATCCTGGGGGATTTCCATAATCATCCGGAAGAGGAAACTTCATTTTAACCAAACTGTCTTTGTCCGGTCCAACCTCTCCCCCTCCTGCCGTTTCCCGAAAACGCAAAATTGCCCGTACCGTGCGTTTTATTAAACCGTTGGCTCCATCTATCTCCGGGTCCAGGGTTTCGATTAATGTCGAATAAGACAATCCGACGTGAATTTTCTGATATTGCCGAGGCAGTTTAACCGTTCCATCCGAAGCTACGATTAAATTTTTAATTGCGGACCCGTCCGCCAGCACGTCTACGGTTTTTCCCGCCAAATGCTCCAACCCGGAAACCGTATCGGTAGCCGACCCGTTGTAAGTCAATCCGCAATCCACGTAAAACGCATCCTCTATAACATCTCCGTATTCACGCATTTTCTGGTATTCCATCAAATACCGCCCATTCCTCCGGGTAAGAAAATAAACTGTATCGTTTTTCCCGTTTTGAATGCTGCAAACATCCAGATACGCCCCATCCGACTGATGGGAAGCCCAGGCGTAAACCTCCTGTTCCCGCATATATGTAAGCGTCAACAATACGCCATCCTCGCGAATTGCATAAACCGTATGATACGGCTCATGCTGGTAACTCCAGGCGACGACAGGGCTGCTGAATAAATGCTCCGCAAGGATAGAAATTTCCGTTCCGGCATACCCGTCTTCGGCAATCGTGTAATAGAGGTCCCGAATGATTTTTCCCGAATTCTGGACCATAAGTAAATTATTTCCGGCGACAACCGGGGAAACCGTCCCGCACCCCCAATAACTTTGCGGATAAATGTGCGTAGCGGATGGCGTAATAGCGTCACTGTTTCTTCCGGGGGTCATCATCCATTCGGCGCCGGAAGTCAACACCAGCAACGAATCTTTCAACGGGAACAAGGCTCGCACCTCATTCATCTGTCGGCTGTCCATGGTTATTTCAATACTGTCATCGTCTTTAAGCGGGTACGAAGTGGAGAAATTATTCAGCGATCCCGGCTGCGATGCCCATACCGTCTGGGGCTGGCTATTGGAACGGGCAAAAACCATACGCTGCTGAAAAATCCCGACCACTCCAGGATTATTATTGTCTTTGAATGGATTTTTTTCTTCCTTCGGGCCGTCTCCGGCATCCGGTTCGATATTGTCATCGATAAATTTTAATCCGTCCGTGCTGGAAACCGTTCCGATCCAACCGTAGTATCCTCGTTTGTTTTTGTAAACATTGTATTTTACCGCATTTGTAACCGACGCCCAGGTGATTTCCACCGTAGCCCCCCCCGTCCATGATTTGGGTATCATTGTCGTGGATTTTACGGACGGATAACTTTCTTCCCCTTCTTCACTTATGGCGGAAATCTTGTAATTAATGTCAATGGTCTTTTCATCATCGCTGAAATCCTTCGGCGTTATCGCGGGGGCTGACGGAGCGCCGATGGTCGGCTCAAACGCAATAACGGCGAACGTCCAGACGTGATGGTCGGTACGGGTAAGGGTTCTCGGGGCGTATGAAGGATGCGCCAGGAACATCGTATCCGCACTCTGCATATAAGCAAGAGATGGCAGGTCGGACAACGCGTAAGGAGAGACGATTTCAACCACCTGTCCCGCAAGTTCATGCCCGGAGGGATAAACGACAACCCCGCCGTCTTTGTAAATTCGCATTTTATAATTAAAGAACGCTAATACATAGGTCTGAACCACGGAATACTTGAACGGAATCAATCTTCCTGCCGCGGGAACTTCCTCAATAAAATAAGTGCCAGGCCGTTTGGTTATTCCTCCGTGCGCCAGGGGAATTCCATTGACGATCTGCTTTGCTCCGGACCGATACTTTTTGATATCCGTTCGGCTCCATAATCCAGGACTCAAAACCCCGGAGGTAAAATCATTTTGAAAAACCCGTTCAACCATTTATTTTTTCTCCGACGCATTTGTTTATCTTGCATCGACATATCGGTTTTCTTCGGTAGGTTCCCGATTTTCCCTGCGATTCAGTGCCGCGGCGGAAGCAATGTATTCATTGCAGGCCTTCATGTAGAATTGCATCAAATCCGCCTTCCCGCTTACCGGAACCGCCAGCTTGGAAGCAAGCTGATAAGCAAACGCCTCAACAAATCCATCATCGAATCTGTCCGCGTCGGTTTCGTCGTAGATGTATTCCAGCTTTGCTTCGTCCGCATTGGTGTGCAATTCCTTTTGCCGAATTTCGTATTTGATTTCCGAATCGCCCAACAATCGAATAGCGGAAAGCAAATCAGACGGCAGCGCATAAACATAATCAAAATCGGGAGAGTCCGAATCCAGTCTGGCAAGACGTTGCACCTTCGTGGCAAACGACCAATGATACGCCCTCAATGTCGCCCTTCTGGCATTGTCATAGTGCGTCCTGGCGGCATTGGACGGCGCGGATCCTTCATCGATGCTCTGAATGGCAGCTTCGCCAAGATGCGCCAGCGCCATGTTTATGATTTCAATCTTTCCCGCTGCCATTGTCATCCCCTGCGTTTTCGGAACCATCTTTCATTTTTTTCTTTCTGCCGGGCTTGGCCTTTTCTTCGGACACCTCCGATTCTTCTTCGATTTTTTCCGCCCATCCCGGAACCGCTTCGACATCAGGCCAATCAAAAACCTCTCCGGCTTCGCGCCGCTGTTGATAAAATCCGGTTTCATTCGCTTTGATTTTCATGTCTTACCCTTTATTTGGCGGGAGGATAACCTCCCGCCGTTATAAAAAAAACTACGCGTCAAACGACAGGAACGCATCAAACGTCCCCGCGGTAAGCGGACCGGTCGCCACAGTGTAGTAGCACCGTAAATACCGCTTCGCTCCGGAAGGAACCCGTACCCGAACCGGGTGCGCCCCCTTCGTCAGATTCGCTTTCCCGATGGCATCGGACTGATACAGCGTGATCGGAGTGGTAAACCCGAAATCGGTAGCCGTCTGCAACGCAAACGTTACCGTCGCGGAACCATCCGCCAATGCGGCGGCTCGGACAATCACATGGAAAAACAATTCATTCAGCGCGGCATCGCCGGCGGCGCCAAGATCGAGAACATTCGACCCGGCGGCGGAAGCGGTTACTACCTGGGCGCTGGAAAATTCGCTCAATGCATCCTTAAGCATGATTCATCTCCTTTGATTAAGGCGGCGTTATTTGCCGCCATGATTTATATTTAAGCGAAAGTTACCTTTGCTTCGGTGGCGAGCAGCGCATCCACCTTGCGGATCGGAATGTCGCCGAACGACAATACCTGTTGCCCCTGAAGTTCTCTCCAGGACAGCACGGCGTTGGTTTTTGCCACCAATTGGAGTTCCAGCCGGGTAAACACTTCTTCTCGGCAATAGAACGCCAACCGAATACCGGCACGGTTGCGGGGAATCAGATTCCGGGCCTTGATCATCAAGGTGACCAGATCGGCCGCACCGGTTCCGGACTTCAACGCCGGGACATCGACATTGGCGATACGAACCGCATAGCGCCAGTCTCGCACCGACATGCCCGGGTCCCATCCGTATTTGGTGACATAGGCGTCGAATTGCTGCGAATTGGCATCCGATACCATTTGCACACCCTTGTCTTCCTGCGTAAACCCTGCTTTGGAATTACGCGGATAAAGACCATGAATGGATCGATCCCCCCAGCCAACCAGCCAAATACTGGTATTCGTGCTGCCGGAGCCACCGCCATCGAGAATGTTTTTGCTGTTTTCAGCGGTCGTGTCGTTGTATCGTTCGGTCAGTCCGAAGAATTCTTCGGAGTTGGCGGCGGACCCGTAAAAAACAGTCGTCGCCACTTTCTGATTCATCGATTCGAGAAACGCCACATCTTCGCTCTGCCGATACGCACGGGCATCGGTCTGGATATCGGCCAGTTTTTTGTCCACGTTGGAATACGCTTCCAGCATGGCCGTAGAATCGGTCACTTTCTTGGTCGTCGATTTGCTCGACGGTACACCCTGGTTATATTTGCGCCAGAATACAGTCGGAAGACCGGTACGAACCGTCGTGACGTGATTGGTCCCCTGATTACATTCCTGCCAAAGCATGTCCTGCAGAATTTCGTTATCCTGTGCCAACGTTTCGATGATGGGAAGAATTTTCCCGTCTTTATCGGTACGCTTGGCGATATCCATCAAAGTCGTCGACATTGAGATTGCCATGATACTTTACTCCTGAATTTATTGTTTCATGCTGGGATACCATTTATCCAGCACGTTTTTTTGATTGTTTGATGCGCTTCCAATCGGAACTCCGCCCTCGGTTTCAAAATTCTTTCCGACAAACAACGCCAGTTTGTACAGCTGCGGCATATTTCCGAATACCGGATCAGAAAATAAGCTTTTCAATTCCGGGAACTCACTGACGATTCGCGCCACCCCGCGTTTCGCCATCGGCAACTCCGACATCTTGTCGGGACGGGCATTGATCTCGTCGATCCACGCCTTTACCGTTTTTTGCTGCTGTTCCTGCGTCGCCGCCGCTTCTTTTTTCACCTGCTCGGAATAAGCGTTAACCAATTCCTGGGCCGCTTCCTGCGATAATTTGTACTTGCCAAGAATCGGCAATACCTTGTCCGCCAATTCTTTGTTCAGTACCATTCCTTCCGGAAGCTTGAACTCCTGATACTGTTCCGGCGCATCGGATTTTTTTTCGCTGTTGCTTTCCTCTCCTTCCGCATGCTCCTGTGCGGACTGATCCGGATCCAACAGGCTTTTTTCCACATTAACGCCTTGCAGTTCCTTTAACGCAGAAGCGTTTTGGATGTTTGTCGATTGTTCACTTTTCGATTCGGAACCCGTTTCCGGATTAAGAATCGCCGCCGCTTGTCCTTCCGATTTTCCGGTTTCCTGCGCGGTGTTATCCGTGGATGCCGTCACTTCGGTAGGTGATGCTTCTTCCGCCATTTTACACTCCTAATTTAAAATTATCTTTTTGAATTTCTTCTGTCGCCGATTCTTCCAGAAGCTTATGATATTCTCGTTCCGCCAACTGAATTTTCTCGAGGTCTATTTCCCTCGCCGCATTGAGCAGTATTTTTCCGATATCTTGCTTCGCCAGCAAGCTATAAGCCGCAGCATTGTGCTGAAACCCCACATCGAAAACATGGCACGCCTCGACAATCAGACGCCACAAAAACAGCCGACCGCGCTTATCGTCCAGCATGAATCGTATTTCATTTTCACAGCTCTTTGCGTTCAATGTTTTTTCGTTATTCATCAGTAAATCATCCTGGTATTATCGGCCCCGGTCAAACTTCCAAGAATTCCGGAAAGCGTAGACGGATCGGCCTCTGAAATTGTTTTGGCTCCGGATGCCAAATCATTGGCTATTTTCGCCTGTTGCGCCATCTGCGTTTGTGCGTTCTGCTGCTGCACTATCCGCTGATAATCTTCACGCGAACGCAACATGCCCGGTTGCAATCCGGTTGCCTTGGCGTATTCCGCCACAACGGCATAATCGTCAACCATTTCTTTCATCTGCGGCCACACCCCGACCATCTGGCCGATAAACCCCATATTTTTCTCGATTCTTCCCACCGAAACCGCCTTTTGGGCCTGAGACAAAATCGAAATATATTCCACACTGGGAGGCGATTTAATCAATTCCGGAGGCGGCGCGGGGATTCTTCCATTGAAATACAAAATTTGTATTGCCCGATCAATCAAAGGGTCCAACAATTCATAATGGATTCGCTCCAACACCGGCCCCAGAATCAGGAACGCCTCGTCATTGCGACTTAATACTTCCTGCGCCGTCATCGCTCGGCGATTAATGTCAGACGTGCGAATAGCCATGAATAAATCATTGAAATAACCTTCCTTGATATCCTGCACCACCCTATCTATCCCGGACTGCAGGCTGCGAATATCCGGCTGCACCTGATACAATGGACGTATCCCTTGCTCACTATTTCCGGATACCGCTGTATACCCCCCTGGACTGGCATTAATGCCACGCCGCTCCAATTCCGGCGGACCCTGCATCGGAGGGGAAACCAATTTTCCCAGCCCCTGCAATTTGTCACGCTCCATTTGCTGACTCATTTTGATATTCCCAATGATCATTCTGCTGGGCGACCATCCATACACATCAGTATCGATGGTATTCCATCTCGGAGCCATTACCGGAAACGAACGATATGGCCTGATTGCAAGCAACCCATCACTACCATTCGCTCTAATTCCCCCTTCTTCGAAATGAACCGCCGCGGAAGTCATATTCGACCTTAATTCAATTCCCAACCCCTGCACCGGATATTTGAGAAACGCAATAATCACCTTGAATTTCTGCTCATACTGCCCCTGATCATAAGCAGAACGAGCAGCGGAAGAAAGCCTTTCCACTCCATATTCCTGGGCCATTTGACGCGCCGTCATATACTCCATGACGAACATAGCGTCAACCTCCATGTGATTGTTGGATGAAAGCCAGTACGTTCCAGCGGTATATGACCTGGCATAAAAATTTTTTGTCGGATGTTCCAATAAAACCATCGGACCAGGACCAAACGCACCCATCTCCGAATACACGTCAAGAAAGACATTGTAGACATTGCTACGGGCAAATGCATCGGTAAGCGTTTCCACCACCAATTTGAGATATTGCTGCACCGGGGCATAATTATTCAAGTCAGGATCGGGATTCCCCAGCGCAAACCACGGCCTGGCTTTGCTGGTCAACCCGGACTGCATTCCGGAAGACATGATTTCCAGCGCTTTAGTTCCTACGGAATTAATAATCTTCTTATCATTGCGCTCACCGTTATCAACCTCCGATACCCCTTCTCCACCCAAAAAACGACCTCTCGCCGGACAGATATAGTCCTTCACGTCCTGCCAATACGGAATATAAGACTGCCTCGACTGGCGCAGTTGATCCAGCCACCTTTGCAATTCTTTCCGAATTTCCAGTTCGTCAGCCATCTACGCTCCCAATGTAGCTTGTTTGGTGCTTGCAGCCCCCAACGTATTTTTGGTTTTGTCCGTTCCGATTACCCCGAAACGACGTATCGCTTCATCTCTGGCCGTATCCCTGGCCTTCGTTACTTCTTCGTCGGTTTTTTTTACCGGTTCCGGAGCCGCCGGAACATCCGGTACGCTTGGCGATCCCATATAACACCTCCATTTCGTTGTTATAATCCTAATTTGAAATCGTCGCGAACGCTAATCGTTCGGAAACCTTCTTGATTGAAACTTTTTTCCATCGGCAAAACCGGATACGCGAACGTTAATGCCAGGGCGTCACCGGCATCAGGAGATTTTCCAAGTCTCTTTCTAATTTCATCTTTGCTTTCAAGTTTCATCCTCCCTCCTTCAAAACCATATTGAGGAGACGCCAGGTCACGAATTAAACTTTCATCCCGAACCAGACTTCCCCCTCTTGACAACCACTTGGAAATGCCATCCCACATTTCCGCTCGATGGTTATAGTAATGCTCCTGGTCGGTAGCCTTTCCATTGAACGCAACTTCGAAAATCGGGCAAGGGGGATTCATCTGCCTTAACGCATCCACAACCCCGGCGCCAAACCCCCCGGTGCCGTCGACAAACACCGAATCCAATCCATATTGCCGGATTTCTCTATTTGCCTGCCCGGCCAAAAATGTTGTATCCCTTTGTTCAAAACGACGCAACGGAAACGTCGCCAACCCCTGCCTACGCAAAAAAACGCTGCTGTCTTCCCCAAACCTCGCCACATCAAGCCCCATTACGTGTGCGGCATGACGATATTCATTTTCCTGTAAATTCCTTTCCGTCGCCTTCATGATTGCATCCAGTACAATCAACACGTTTTCACTTGAGGCATTCCAGTCGCATTCCATTTCCTGCCGCCACTGGATTGTCGTCATGGCAGATTTCAACATGGCAATAGCATAATCATCCAACCATGGAATCTTTCCGTGCGTCACGCTTTCGGGATAATACAAACTATCCCATAACGGGTCTTTCCCTTTCCCCGGCACCCCTTTGCGCCAGAAATCAAATAAGGCATTAATCCCCTTGACCGTGCCAGTAAACACCGCCCATCCCTTACGGTCTGCCAACTTCGGCGACAATACCGTTCCCCATACCCCTTCTTTCAAATCCGCCGTTTCGTCAAGCACCATTCCATCGGTGTACGGACCTCGCAGGCTTTCCGGTTCTTCCCATCCTGCCAGTCTTACAATCGCGGGATCGGATCGATGCTTGAAAATAACCTTTGCATCAGTTTCCGATACATCCACCCCGGTAAGCCCGTTATCCTTTGCCTTGTGCGTATAGTACTTCACTTTGTCCCAGGCAATCTGTTTTGCCTGTTTCAATGTCGGGGCAAGATATTCGTAAATCGGAAGCCTTCTCTTGCATTGCATCGCCCCAACCAGTAATTCCATAATCGCGCCTTCCGTCTTTCCGTAACGACGATGCGCCACAAGAGTCAAAAATTGAGTCAATGCCCGACGACGATGAAACTCCTTCTGGAACTCGTGCGGATGATATCCGAAAAAATCCTGAATGGTAAAATTTTTCGTTACCGTCTGCATCAGTCTCCCAACCCTCCGCTGAAATTCAGAGTGATATTCACCCCTCCTTCCCCTTTCGGATACAACCCGTTGAGCTTCGCCAGCCCTTCCGCGGCTGCCATCTTCGTCATACTCCCGAGATTCTTATCCCTCATTAATTCCGTCAGCTTCAAGGCAATCTCTTCTTTCCCCGCTACCAGGTCCAGACATTCTCCCTTTTCTGCCAATCGAGCAATAATCGTCCGTACCCTTTCCGTATGCAGCAATGCCGCCATCCGCACGTCTCCGGAAACAAAATCCAGAAAATCACAATAGTTTCCATTGCTCTGCCTCCAGTAATTTATTGCCCTCAACTCATCCGGCTTAAGCGACCCCTTGTCACACCCCATCAACTCAGACGTCAAAGGAGAAAGCGTTATTGCGGACGTGTCAGTCCCTCCCCGCGCGACCGGCGGCTCATCGGCCGGGATACTCCCCCCGCCGCCCCCTTGTCGATTGACCCCTTGTCTCCTGTCACGAAAGAAATGCATAGCCTTAGGCATTATTGTCACCTATAGATTTGCAATCTGTTGCTCTGAGCACGGAATCAGCATCTGTAGCGTCTACTGTCACGCCATCAGGCATAAACCAGGTACCGGGACCGCGATTGCTACGCCCTCGGCGCATTATACGCGAGGGCAACAAAGACGGTCCGCTTAGCTTCGGCCGTCCGCCCGCCTTGAGGGTTGCCGCGGCCTGCCTGCACGCCTCATGTACGTAAGTTGGACTTACTGACCCGTCAGGCGCACCGTCGAAAAAACCATTGCATAGCCGAGCAATCAAGATATTGTAATAAAGTAACAACTCGTCACGAGGGATTGAGGGGCATACTACCGGAACCCCACATTGAGCCAAAAGCATGATCTTAGCTATCAGCTTACGCCTACGAACTGACACATTCCGGGTGTACTCCTCGACGGTTAAGAATCGATTATCATCCTCATGATTGTCCGGATGATCGGGATTGCGGTTGTCTCTCATGATCTATAAAACTCCAGTTGTTACGATCATTCTACCGCCTCCTTGTGCGAAAGTCGAATCGTTCGTAATCCTTATCCGCCAGCTCCACGCTTTGACGCGAAAAGTTTTTTGTTATTTTTTTATCCCCTCACGCGCTATCCTCCTTCCACGCAGAAAAAAAGGGAACCCACATCCCTTTTTTCTCTCTCGTGAGGATAGGCCTAGTTATTATAATAATAATAATGGTATTCGCGCCTATGAGGTGGTAATAAGATTATCTATATATGCATTACGAAACAATCAAATTATTACATAATATGATAATCTATATATTGACATATTATGATAAT